CAAATGGTATTGCTTATGTAACTAAAATGACTGCTGACACTAGCTTGCCTTTGGGCGTTATTGTTGGTATTCGTCCTGCTGATCCTGGTGTTAGCTTGCAAGGTACAAACATTGATTTGAGTAAAATTTACTTGTCTCAAAGTTCTGGCTTGCGCTATATCTATGTGATCACTGATCCTAACGTTGTATATGAAGCACAAGCTGATACTTATGCTTTAGCTGACGTTATGAAAGCTGCTGGTGGTAACTACACCGCTGCTGACTCATTGTCACAATCTTCACCACAATCTAGTTTGACTCTAAAAGCTTCTACTGTTACCGCATTGGGTACAAGTGGTTCGCTTGGATTGCCATTCTTGGTTATTGGTTTTGCTCAACGTTCAGATAACGCTGCTGGTTCTTATGCCAAAGTAAACGTTGTTTTGAACAAACAGTTGTACAAGCAAGCTGCTGGTACTGCTTAATCTGTTAAATAAAGGAGAATTAACATGGCTGGTGTAATTACAACAGGCTCCCATCCGAAGGCGTTGTGGCCTGGTATTAAAGCATGGTGGGGACAAACCTACAACGAGCATCCTGAAGAGTACGTTGATTTGTTTGACAAAGACACATCAATGCAAAACTACGAAGAAGATGTTCAATTGACTGGGTTTGGTTTAGTACCCGTTAAAGAGCAAGGTGCTGGAGTTCAGTACGATTCAGAAATCCAAGGTTTTGTAACTCGCTATACGCACGTTGCGTATGCAATGGGTTACATTGTGACTAAGGAAGAAATGGACGACAACTTGTATGAGCAAGTGTCCAAAAAACGTTCTGCTGCCCTAGCAATGTCTTTCCGTCAAACCAAAGAAAATGTTGCTGCCAATGTGTACAATCGTGCATTTAACAACACATACGCTGGTGGTGATGGTGTGGCTATGTGTTCAACTGCTCACCCCAATACTACGGGTGGTACATTTGCTAACAAGCCTACAGTTGACGTTGACTTGTCAGAAGCCGCTTTGGAAGATGCAGTAATCGCAATCATGGGTCTACAAAACGACCGAGGATTGTTGGTTGCTATTCAACCAAAAGACTTGCACATTGCTCGCCAAGAAGTGTTTAATGCTCAACGCATTCTTCACTCTAGCTACCAAACAGGTAATGCCAACAATGACATTAACGTCATTAAGTCTGGTAACTACCTACCAGGTGGTTTCAAAGTAAATCACTACTTCACAAGCCCACACGCTTGGTTTATCCGTAACACCATTCCTGGTGGTACTGGTATGAAGTATTATGAGCGTCACTCAATCACGTTTGATCAAGACAATGACTACGACACAATGAATGCTAAAGCCAAAGGCTACGAGCGTTATTCATTTGGTTGGTCTGATCCTCGTGCTGTGTGGGGCGTTAATGGTCCCTAATTGTTACTAGTAACAGCCCCCATCCTAAAAGGTGGGGGTTTCTTTTAATCCAAAGGAGTATTTAAATGGCTTACGAAATGTCTAAAATGAAGGGCAAACGCCCAGAACCCAGTATGAAAAAAGGTACTGGTGAGGAAAAGAAAAAGATGGCTGCTAAAAAAGCACCACCTGCTAAAAAAATGATGAGTAAAAAAGTTTAATATTGGTATACAATCCAAATATCCAATGACGCTCTGTTAACTCAGAGCGTTGTTTTTAACAACGTCAAAGGAGTTTTAAATGGTAGCACCTACCCGTTTCCCTGCTGGCATTAGTACTTATGTAACCAAGACTAATAGCGTTCTTAGCACATTCCCCACTGTTCCTAATTCCACTCAATCAAGTGTTACTACATTTGAAATGAATCCTTATGTAGCTTCTAGCTACACTGTGACTAATACTACCGCATCTATTGGTGCTGGTACTGGTCTTACAGGATTTAATGGTGGTATTACATCTCTTGCTGTTACTACTGCTTCTGGTGGTAAAGCTGCTATTGCTCTTAATGGGAATAGTTCTACTGGACAAGCTGTTCAATTTATTCCTGGTAACCAATTGTGGTTTAATATTCAAGTAGCACACAACTCTACATTCTTATCTGACTCTACTACTGTAGCTCGTTATGGTTTGTTTGATGTGTCTGATACAACAGGTACTATTACCAATGGTGTGTATCTAGAAAAAGCTGCTGGTGGAACTGCTCTTAATCTTGTTATTAAGAACACTGGTTTAACTGGTTCTACAGTTACAACCATTATTAACAACGTAGCTGATTTAGCTAAACCAAGTGGTATCTATGGAGACACCAGCTCTACTGTAGGTACATTGACTACTGCTGGTAGCTCTAACAAATACACTAGTGTTGCTGTAAATGCAGCGGGTTCTGGCTACGCTCAAGCTCCTTTGGTTCGTGCTACTGGTGCTAATGGAAGCAGTCCTTACTCACAACTGTATTGCCAAACACAAAGTGGTTCTTTGTATGCTCCTTACATTGTTCACGTTGGTGGTACAGGGTACACAACTTTTACCAATGAAGTTAACCATTGGTTAGACCTCTCTTTCTACTATGATGGTAAAGGTCGTTTTTACTTTGGTGTTAATGGCAAGCAAGTGTTGTCTATTGGACAAGATGGAACAACATCTTTAGCTGCTGGAGGTACTGCTACTAGTGGTAATGCTTTCTTTGCTACCAATGCTTCTATGACATCTTCTATTGCTCCAGTAACTCCTGCAAGTGGAGCTTTTGACAACATCATGCCTATGGTTGCTATTAATGCTGCTGCTGGTTACGCATTGAATACCAATGCTACCAACATTATGTTTATTGATAGTTTCCAAGTTGGTTCTGAGTACAACTAAGGAAAATAAATTGCACAGTAAACTAGTACACGAAGCTACACAAGACAGTATTAATGTTTCCATTGTTAGTGATGGTGGCAAAAACACTGTGTTCCTAGTAACAGGTACTATTAAACACGAAGATGATTCTGTATTTGATATTGTTGACATTAAAAGATTAGCTGGAAACCCAAGTAATATTCGTTTAGATGCAACTGTGTTTATGGTTGAAACTGGTCTAAGAGTATTACTTACCTATCGTAATCAACCTTTTGTTTTACCTCTGGAAGGTAGAAGTAAAATTGATCTAGGATGGGTTAGTGGGTTAATTGGTCACGAGATTGATATGATATTTAAAGGTACAGGATCATTCTTCATTGTGCTAGATGTAAGCAAAATGGGAGTATAAAATGAGTGATGTATTTATTAAGAGTGGCGAACAACCTCGTTACTTTGCTTTTAGTGGTGTGAACTCAGCAACAGTAACTGGTGCGTCTTCTCCCATTTATAAAGAAAGTCCTTACAGTAGTTTTCAAGCTATCATCAATGGTACAGGTACTGTGGGAGCTACCATAGCTATCCAAGTAACCAATGAAGATGCTACTGCTAATGGTACTAGTTCAAATTGGATTACCATGAGCACAATTACTTTGTCTGGTACTACTACTGCCACAGATGGCTTTACAACAATTGCTCCTTGGAGATGGGTACGTGTTAACGTATCTGCTATCTCTGGTACTGGTGCAACTGTTCAAGTTATCATGGGTGTGTGATGACTATTGTTGTTAATAACATCTATGGGTCTTATGTTCCAGCTATACCTGATTATGTAAATCAGTATGGAATGACTGACAATAAATATGGTGTTATTATGGAGCCAGAAATATATTCATTCTTACTTCAAGAAACTGGAAGTTTTATACTTCAAGAAGATGCTGTAAGTAAATTAGCTTTATAGGATAACACATGAGTTCAACTAATTTTACTAGTGGGACACTCCTAACATCGTCTTGGCTTAATGCTGTAAACAGTACTGTCTACAACAATGTCTTTCCCAATTCTGGTGGTGGTACAACTAACTTTTTAAGAGCTGATGGAACATGGGCTGCACCATCAGGAGGTGGGTCTTCTCTTACTCTTCAACAAGTTATTGCTAATGGAAACACATCTACCAACAACGCTAGTATTGGTGGAGTTGGTATAGGATACCAAATTAATGCTCCTACAGGTATAACTGTATATGGCATCACTTCAACTGCTAACTATGTTGGTTTACAAAGTAACTTTTTAGGTTCTAGTCCTTACACAGTTCTTTTAAGTTCTTCTGCATTTATACCTTACTCTAATGCTATTACAGGTAGTGTTACTAATAGCGGTATTGCTCTAGGAGCTTCTGGATATCAATGGTCATCTATAGGAGTTGCAGGTTCTTTGTATTGGAACAATACAGTTGTTACTGCTCCTGATACTGGATCAGGTGGAGATGCAACTAAGTTCTTAAATCAAAAGGGTTCTTGGGTTGTACCATCGGGTACTGGTACAGGTCTTACTTCTGTTGGTATTTCTGTACCTACAGGATTAACTACTTCTAATAATCCTCTTACTTCTAATGGAACTATAGCTATTAGTTGGTCTGGTCAAATACCTCCTGCCAATTTAGGAACTGGTAGTGCTAGTTCTACTACCTATCTAAGAGGTGATGGTACTTGGAATAGTCCCACATTGAATAGTGTAGTTATAGCAAACAACTATACAATTGCTAACATTGGTGTTGCTTGTAATAGCACAACATCTCCAACAACATCTTTGGGTTTGGGTAATCAAGTTAACTATGCTACTGGACTAACAGTCTATGGCATGACAACCCAAACATCTTATATTGGTATACAGAATGGGTATGGTACTGGTACTCCTTACACAGTAGCTTTGGCTAGTAATGCTCTAGTACCATTTACAACTACAGGTGCAACAAACCAAAACATCTCTTTGGGTAACTCAAGTTACTTTTGGTCTAACTTGTATTTGGCAAGTAACTTCTACTGGGGTAATGTTTCTGGTGGTATTACTGCTCCTTCTACTGGTGGCACATCTACTTTGTTTTTAAATCAACAAGGTCAATGGGTTACACCTAGTGGTACTGGATCAGGTTTAACATCTGTTGGTCTATCAATGCCAACTGGATTCTCTGTATCTAGTAGCCCATTAACATCTAATGGAACAATCTCTGTAAGCTGGTCTGGATATGTGCCTACAGCTAATTTAGGTTCTGGTTCTGCTTCATCTGGTACTTATTTGAGAGGTGATGGTACTTGGTCTGCACCTACTTTGCAAGCTGTCTGTGCTGCTGGTTCTACTTACTCAGGTGGTATTACTATTGGTGGTACGTCTACATTTAATAGTTATTTGGGTATTGGTTCTACCTCTAGTGGTCCTACTGGAACTGCTTATGGTATCTCTACTAGCACTCCTGTCATTGGTATTGGTAATAACTCTGCTCAAACTTACTTGTATGGCACAGCATTCATTCCATCTGCTGATGCAACCTTATCGTTAGGTTCTGATTCCTATCGTTGGCAAAACATTAAAGTATCTGGTGGAGCGTCTTACTTTGGTGCTCAAAGTACTTTCTCAAGTGCTCCAACTGTTTATGCTGCTCAGTCTACTAGTGGTGGTATTGCATTAGCAGCTTATCAGGGTGCTACAAGTGCTACAGCCCTTGCTTCTGTTGTTGCCAGTACTACTAGTAATCTTGTTTATTTTGGTTATGGTTCTCCATCTTCTCCTACAACAGTAGGTGTTATTTCTACCGATGGCACTAATGTTAACTATGGCTCTGGTTCTGATAGAAGATTAAAGACTAACATTGAAACATACACTGCTAGTGGTGCTTTCATTGATTCTTTGTTACCAAGAACATTTACTTGGATTTCTACCAATACTACTGCTGTTGGTTTTATTGCTGACGAGTTGCAAGCTGTTTGTCCTGGTGCAGTACATGGTGCTGCTGATGCTGTTGATGAAAATAAAAAACCAATTTATCAAACAGTAGATGCTTCTACCCCGCAAATGATTGCAAACATTGTTGCTGAATTACAATCCTTGAGAGCTAGACTAAAAGCTGCTAACATTCAATAATTGGAGAATTAAATGGCTGATACAAAAATCTCTGCACTAACAAGTGCAACACTGCCTCTAAGCGGATCAGAACTTGTACCTATTGTTCAATCGGGTACTACAGTTAAGACAGCTATTTCTAACATAGCTAGTAATCAACCCCCAACACCTTACACAGCCAATGGTGTGGTGTATGCAAGCTCTACAAGTGCTTTGGCTACAGGTTCAGGATTAACTTTTAATGGAACAACATTCAGCACAACTAATGACGCATCT